CAATTAAATATTTGCTTTGTATTGCCACACCACTATGTGATAATGCATGATCTGATATTATCAATAATTTTGTTTTTTTCAATCTACTTCCTTTTATTTACAATAAACAGTATTTTTAAATTCGCAAAACATACATGATTGCTTATTTTTTAAGAAAAATTGTTTTTCTACAGTTTTAATCATGCTTCTTACCATTTTTTGCGCTTTATCTAAATTTTTAGGTCCTGCTGAAACTTTGATTAATTGACATGATTTTCCAACTGTTTTAACTTTTTTAAGTAAAACAAACCCACATTGAATATCTTTCATCGGAATTTGATTTTTAGTTCCCCAAAAATGTTTATAAAGTATAACCTGCGCTTGAGTATTAAAGTCTCTTTGTTTATCTAAAGACCAACCTCTTCCACTCGATGTTTTCCAATCTAATACCCAGTATTTATATTTTGATTTGTGTGGGACTTTTATAATACAATCGATGTAACCTTTAAACTTTGTATCAATGTTTTCCATGCTTTCATACAAAGCTTCTTCAGCAGACTGAAATTCCCAATCCGGAAATGTCTCGTCCAAAAACTGTGGCACTGAGCTTATGCTTGTTTCTGCCCATTGTAACCAATCTTTTAACTTATTGTGTTTATACTTCCATCCTTGTAACTCTGCACGCTGTGTTTGCAATTGTATAAAATCTTCTGCATCAAAGCCATGTTCGTCCCAAGCAGCTTTAATCTTATTTTGTGCTTCTTCGATTTTAAGCTCTTTTGTTTTAAGGTAGTGCTCACACGCATCATGGATTATTGTTCCGTAATGCAAATGTGGACTCTCTTCAAATGTAGATAACTTATCTATGTATAGTAATTTATGTCGCCAAGGACATTCTTTCCATTGACGAACCTCAGAATAAGAGACATGCTCTTTTAAAATAGTCATAACAGACCTCACTTTCAATATTATTATAATAAAAGTGAGGTCAATTTATAAAACTAATTTTAATTTAGAGTTACTGTTCCTCCTTGGCCAATAATATGCCAAGCTGTACCGTGAGAAACAATTTCAATAAACGCATATTGTGAGCCTAAAGTTACTGTTTCAGATCCATCAATTGTTTGTGCACCATTTGCATCAATTGTAGTACCGTTTGTAAAAGCTGCTGTTTGTTTAATAACATATCTTGCACCTGCTGTTGCAGCTGATGGTAGAGCAATTGTTTGATTGTCAGCATTAACAAGGTAAATGTAGTGATCACCTAAAGTTACTGCTCCTCCTGCAGTAATTTTTTGTGTAAACAACTTACCTTTCATAACGGTATTTCCATCAATTGTTGCGTTACCGTCTACAGTTAGATTTGATTCAGCTGTAAGATTTCCACCTACAGTCATGGTGCTGTCACAAGAAACAGCACCAGCGGCTGTTACGCTAAACGTATCAGTTTCTGTACCATCTTGAACTGATAGTGTTGCATTACGAATAACTGTGTTTGAAGTAAATAAGCCGCCAGTAACAGCAATGTCGCCGCCAACATATAAGTCGTCAGCGACGCCTAAACCACCAGCAACCTTAAGTGCACCAGTTGTAGATGATGTAGAAACTGTTGTTGAAGAAATAGCAATATCGCCTGCTGAGTTAATAGTAATTGCATCGGTATCTGAAGCAGATCCAATTGTTGCACTATCTGGAATAACAATGCCCCCTTCAGATAGAGTAAGAACACCAGTCGAAGAAAGACTCATTTTTTCTAATGCAGCTCCTGATGCAGCTCCTGATCCAGATGTCTTAAATGAAAGCTTAGTTGCATTTGAATCGGAAGCAAAATCGCCTTCGGATATAGCTGAAATTGCAGCTGCTACTTCTCTTGAGCTTGTTCCAGTTCCTTCATCAGGTGCTTGGAACTCAATAGATCCTAAAACATCATTTAAAGCAATATCTGTATCACCTGTTTGAAGTGTAAGAACTGCTCCACCTGCATCTGTTGTATTGAGATTCTTTAAAGCAAGACCTGCGTCTCTAACATGTGAAAGAGTAATGTCAGCAGCAGAAACGTTGTCTTGGAATCTAACTGCTCCTGCATCTGCTAAGTATAGATCAGCAAAACTCTTTGCAGCTGTACCTAAAGTCAAGCCATCATTTGCTTCAGGATATAGTTCTGTTGCATTTAAATGGAGCTCGTCTGAACCTCCTACTTCAAAAGAAATAACATCGTCAGCAGAAGCTCTAATTGATGTATCAGCATCAGCGTCTAAATCAATTCTACCTTGACCATTTAAGTCAATATCATCAACGTAAAGTTTACGCCATGCTGTACCAACTTCACCAAGATCATCAGCACTATCTGCACCTGGCAAAACAGCACTTGTTGCATCAAGAACAATATTTCCGCCTGAAGTCACTGTTAAATTGGTGCCATCAGACTCAATCTTTTCTGCATCGTCTGTAGAGAAAACAAGACCTATATTTTCTGGAATGTTAATGTCACCACCCACACCAACGCTAAAAGAAATATCTGTGCCATCTGATTCAATCTTTTCGTGGCCTGTTGCACCATCAAGAACTAGACCGACATTTACAGGAATGTGTACGTCAGATGTTGCAGTAAGATTTAGTTTGCCACTTGAAGCAATTGTAAGATCTGTTCCATCACCTTCAATCTTTTCACCATCGTCACCAAATGTCATACCAACATTTGCAGGCACATTAACATCTGATGAAGCTGTAAGATTAATGTCACCACCTGAATTTATTGTGAGATCAGTATCATTAGATTCGATCTTTTCTGCTGCGTCTGCTGTAGAAAAAACTAATCCAACGTTAGCAGGAATATGAACATCAGATGTTGCAGTAAGATTCAACTTATTGCTTGAAGCAATTGTAAGATCTGTTCCATCACCTTCAATCTTTTCACCATCATCACCAAATGTCACACCAACGCCTGAAGGTATGTTGACATCTGATGAAGCTGTAAGATTAATATCACCACCTGAATTTATTGTGAGATCAGTACCGTCAGACTCGATCTTTTCTGCATCATCTGTAGAGAAAACAAGTCCTATATTATTAGCTAATTGCAAGTCAGATCCATCAAATGTAAAGCTAGCGCTGCCTTCAAGGGCACCACCTACACCAGCCAAAACAACTTGATCATTTGTTAAACCAGAGTTAGTAAAAGAAGAAGCTTCAAGTGAACCAACTTTTAAACCAGCATAACTATCAATTGTAACATTACCCGAAGTAGTTGCATCTTCTGTTGCAGACGCAACAAAAGCAAACTGATCTGCAGATTCATCCCACAAGAGCACTTGATTTGCTCTGTCTGCAACACCGCCAGCGCTTCTAGAAAATACAATACCTTGATCTCTTACAGGTGCATTTGTATCACCTTTATTAAGCTTTATAAGAGGGTCTGCAACTGTCATTGTTGTTGAGTCGACTGTTGTTGTTGTACCGCTAACAGTTAGATTGCCTGCAACTGTTAAGTTACCGCTAGTTTTTACTAGAGTTTCTGTTAAAGTGAGTTCACCTGCTGTCTCAGAGTCAATTATTGCGCCGTTAGAAAGTGTTACCCTTCCACCCTGTACCTCAATGTCGCCAGCAAATATAACATCACGATCAGCTGAATTAAGTGTCATGTTAGGCGTTGTTCCTAAAGAACTTCCTAAACCTATTTGTAGCTTATCTTCTGAATCATCCAAACCAATATGGAAATCAACAGCATTACCATCAAAAATAATAGATGCATCCTCAGCACCTGCATCTCCAATTGTTAAAGTCGGAGTTGTTCCTGTAATATTGACATCTTGTGCAATATCAACAGAATCAGCGTCAACAGAAACTACAACTTCACCTTGTACAGAAAGATCTATTCCACCGGCAGCATCTGATGCATTAATAACAACTGCATTTGCAGCTGCTTGAGATGAAGTCAAAGCTACTTGACCTGAAGTGTCTAAATCAACACCTGCAGAGCCTGCATCAATGTTAATACCACCTGCAGCGTTTGAAGCATTAAGATGAATTGCGCTAGCATCACTTTCAGTAGAAGAAATATTAACTGAAGATCCTGTTGCTAAAATGTCAATGTCATCACCAGCAGCACCAGTAGCTAAAATATCAATACCACCAGCTGAAGCAACAACTTCAACAGCTTTAACAGCATCTAGTGTAGTAGTAAGAGAAACTAATCCTGAAGTATCTAAGTCAACACCTGCAGAACCTGAATCAATATCAATACCACCTGCAACGTTTGAAGCATTAAGATGAATTGCATCACCAGCAGCTTCTGCACCTTCAATAGTTACGCTTCCTGCAGCTGCGTCTAAACTAATATCATTTGCTGCCGCATCTAGTGTTATACCTGTTGCGCCATCAATGTCAACAAGACCTGCAGAGTTTAAGTGAACTTTACCACTTGTTGCCGTTTGAATTGTAGCATTTGCTTCAGTTGACTTAAGAGTAATTGCGCCAGTATCATTATCACTACCTACTGAAAGTGATGAACCGTCAATTGTTATTGCACCTGCAGCATCTAAATCAAAAGTTAGTGAAGGATCGAGGGTCATTGACGTAGATGTTAATGTTAATGCGCCGGAAGCATCTAAATCAAATGTTGAAGCGTCAACATCGATTGCAACATCAGCATTTTTACCAATATCAATTCCTCCTGCACCATCAAGTGCTAAAACACCATTTGCATCAATATCAATACCACCTGCTGAAGCATTAATGTCAACTGCATCTGCCCCAGTACCAGCTGAAGAAAGAATAAGACTGGAAGCTGTGGCACCTGTTACTGAGATTGTCAAATCTTCATTTGCTTCGCCAGAAGCTACTGTAATATTTGATGCTGCAGCGCCGTCTATAGAAAATGCACCTGTAGTTTCAACATCAACGCCACCTGTTCCTGCGTCAATATCAATACCGCCAGCAGGGTTTGAAGTACTAAGGCTTAATGCAGAAGTAGTTGCTGAAGAACCGCTCATCGCAATTTCGCCTGCTACAGCTTCTTGAACATATGAGCCTGTAGATCCAAACATCAACTTGTTTGTGCCGTTTAACAATAAGCCTTCATTGTGTTGGTGAGTTAAGGTAACTTCTTTATCTGCGCCAAACTTAAGAACTGCTGAATCGCTATCAAGTTCTAAGTCATTACTAACTCTTACTGCAGTCGATGCATCAATATCTACAACTGGTGCTGTTAAAGCTAGCGCACTGGATGCTGCTAAATCTAATTGCCCAGCTGCTGACTGATGAATATTGGTTGCTGCAGCACCAAATTGTAATTGACTTGAACCATTTAACAAAAGACCTGTATCTGCAACGTGTGTCAAAGAAACATCATCATCAGCGCCAAAATGTAAAACTACTGCGTCATGTTGTAAAGATAGGTCGCCACCAAAGTGTGCATCACCTGCAAGTCCCATACCACCATCAACAACTAACGCACCAGTTGTAGAGCTAGTTGATACTGTTACGTCATCAACATTAAGCTGTTGTGCAATGTCTACAGAATTTGCGCCTGCTGTAAGAACTGTGTCAGTATTTACTGATAGTTTGACTGATACGCCACCTTCAAGCGTCATAGAACCGTCTACGTCAGAATGTAAAAATTCAGTTGCATCTCTAAATTCTAATTTCATTGCGCCATTTAGTCTTATACCATTATCAGCAACGTGTGTTAAAGTAACATCTTGGTCGTTACCAAATTGTAAAACACCAGAATCGCCTAGGTATACATTGTCCCAACCTAGAGAAGTAGAACCTAAATTGTGATTTGAATTTGCAGCTGGTAGCAAGTTTCCAGTTAGTTCTAAATCGTCATTAAGCTCCCATTGTGATATAAGACCATTGTCTGTGTAAAGAAATGTTGCATTTGCTCCATCAACTGTAAGACCTGCGCCGTTCCAATCTGCATCATTTTGTGCACCGCTAGCAACAACAATATTTTTATCATCAACAGTTAGTGTTGTAGAATTAATTGTTGTTGTTGATCCGTCAACTTGCAAATTTCCTGTTATTGTAAGATTTCCTCCAATAGCTATTTCGTCTGTTGTTGCTATTGAATCAACCCATAATTTTCTCCATCTAAGTGTCGTAGTACCTAAATCATGTGTACTATCAACATCTGGCTTTAATGCTGACATGTTTTTTCCTTTCTTTGGTATGTCTAACTAACCACAAAATTATATGTTTAATTATGTTGTTGTAATTAAATTTTATACTATTTGTTTTTCTTAGCCCAAAAAAAGTCCGGAACTTCTCCAAAATAGTTATTTATTTTTTCTCTATTTTTTTCTGTATTTACTATCAAATAACCCTCTGAAAGTTTTGAAAGTATTAATTCAATATTGCATGGAAAAGGCTTTTCGCCTTCTTTTTTAAGATAAATGCATTGATTTTTCAGTGTTTTGCTTCTCTTTTTATTAACTTCATCAATAAAATCTTTGCTTTTTTCTTCCCAAAATTTTTTCATTGATTCAGAAATTGCCTTGTTTTTCATCTGCCAGACTTTCTTTTAATATATGTATATTTTTATATAAAATCTTTTCATGTTTAACAGGCGTAATTTTAAATATCAATATTAAGGAGTATTTTCGTTTGCTCCTGTAAACTTAGTATCACCAGCATCATCACCGCTACCTACAACTAAGAAATGTCTATCAGAAGCGCCTGTAGCAGTTGCACCGTAGAAGATAAGATCAGAACCACCTTGTGCATGTAATTGTCCTAAGTCAAAAGCAAAAGGTCCAAAGTGTGATCTAACAAGAGGTGACGAATCAAATACGACATCGTATATGTCACTTCCGTTCTCTTGAATAGGATCATTATTTCCATCAAGTCTTTGTGAAGTTAAGAATACACCACCAAATCGACCAAGCTGACTATCTACATAAGCTTTAATCGCTTTAGCTGATGCTAAAGTTGTATCAGTTTCAGCTACTGCAGAAAGATCTGTATCTAAAACTCCTGCTTTAAGATTGTCAACTTCAAGATTTGAAACTGTATTGTTGTCTGCGTCAATTGATTTATTTGTTAAAGTATCAGTTGTTGCACGCCCAACAAGAGTATCAGTTGCATCTGGAAGCGTAAGTACTCGATCATCAGTAGGGTCTGTAACAGATAGCGTTGTTTCAAAGTCGTTTGAAGTTGCGCCTTCAAATACGATAGATGAGTCACTTAATGACAAACCTGAAACAATTGGAGATGTCAGCGTTTTATTAGTCAAGGTTTGTTCAGCAGTCAATTGTACAATATCAGATCCTACATTAACTGTGATTGTTTGTCCCGCGTGAGTTACTCCAACTTTATTAGCTGTACCTTGAATAGTCAAAGTTTCGCTGTCTAAATCTACTGTTCCTCCTGCCCCAGTATCAGTTGCAAAGTCTAAATCTTGAGCAGTTATTTGCGCATCTACATATGTCTTAACAGCTTTTGCTGTTGTTAACGTATCATGATTTTGTGAAACTGCTGTTAGGTCTGTGTCAACAGATGTTATTGCTGTTGAATTATTTATTGTTAAACTTGTATTTGCAGTTAAAGCTGTAAATGTACCAGCAGCTGCTGAAGTGCCACCAATTACAGAATTATTTACTGTACCTCCGCTTATTGTCAAGTCGTTTGCAACGTAAGCGTCAACTATAACTTCTCCTTGCCATGTACCAGAAGTAATTGTACCAACTGTTGCAAGCGAGCTTAAAGATGTTAAAGATGTATTATCACTTAAGAAAGTAACCAAGTTTGCAAGTGTTGCTTTTTTATTACCTGCGTTATTACCTTCACCTGCAGCAACATCACTAACTAAAAGTAAATCGGAAGCTGTTAATGGTTCGTTTGTTGCAGTTCCACCACCAAAATTTAAAGCATTTAGTGAAACTTTATTATCTGTGTTAATTACATTAAGCTTGTCATTTGAAATACTACCAGCAAGCATTGCATTTGTTATACCTAGAGCTCTTACGTTTAAAGAATTATTAGCAAACTCTATCGAAGAGCCATCAACTTCTGCAGTTTGAATATAATCTTGCGCAAGTTTATCATCTGCTATAGATCCTTCTAGCATTGCGTTTGTAACAGCTAGGTTTCCAATTGTAGCATCTCCACCTGCTGCAATAGTTATATCTCCTGAAACATTTCCAAATATTGAATCTTCAAGATTACTTAAAGTCATAGATTTAATTGTAGTAACATTTGTATCGTATATAAATAACTTATCATCTTGAGCAAAGTTTGTTAAAACAGCGCTTTCTGATGTCCAGTCTAGTTTATCTAAGTCTATTGCTGCATTTGCTGCGATTGATGCATTAACAACTGCGTCATCTGCAAGTTGATCAGCTCCAACAGCATCAGCTACCAGCATAGAGCTCTCTACAGAACCGTCTGCGATTGTCAAATCTACGTTATTAACTGCAGCAGAACCGTCAATATCAAAACTTCCTGTTACGTCACCATTGGCAAATGTAACTGTTACAGCATCTGACCAGCTTGCTGCTGTTGTTGCAGTAGTCGCGCTTGTTGCATTACCATCTAAAGCGCCTGAAAATGTTGTAGAAGTTAGTTCACCTGTACTTGGGTTATATGTTAGCCCTACATCAGTTTCAATTCCTTGCTCGCCAGTTGCGCCGTCAACAAAAGTCAAATAAACAGTCTCGTTTGTATTGTTGTTTGCAGACGCTGTAATATTTGTTGCAGTAGTTGCAGTATCAGCATTACCAGTTAAATCACCTCTAATTTTACCTGCATTACTGTAAATAACAGCTTTTTCGTTTACTACTGTATCTGCTGCTGAACCGTCTAATAGATTTAATTCTGCAGGAGTTGATGTTACTGCAGTATTCTTTTCATTATCTGTTGCATCTGACCTTAAAACTAAAATGCTACCATTTTGATCAGGTAAAGTAATTGATCGATCATCTGTAGGATCGATAACTGAAAGAACTGTTTCAAATTCATCTGGAGTTGCACCTTCAAAAGTAAATGAATTTTGAACATTAATAGTTGTTGAGTCAACAGTTGTTGTAGTTCCTTTAACAGTTAAATTACCTCTAATCACGACGCTTGTGTCATTATCAGCATCACCAATATTTAATGTATCAGTACCATCAAACGATGCTAATCTAGTTGAAAGGTTTGCTTTTGAAACATCTTCATCAGTATTAGTAGTAAATGTTAAATTGTCTTGCATATAAGTTTGCAAATCGGAAGCTGTTATCTTCTTTAAATCTCCAACATTATCACTTGTATCGCTTACAAGTAACTGGTCACCTGAAGCCAAAGATTCTCCTTGCGCAAAATCATTTTGGCCAGTTATAATAGACTTGTTTATTGATAAGTCTATTGCACCATCACCAGCATCGTCATATGCTGCTGTTATACCCGAGTGTGAACCATTAGTCACTAATTGACCAGCACTTACATCTTGAACGGCTTCAGTAAAGTCTGTAATTTGAGTTGAGACTATTGAAACAGAAGATGTTGACGTAGCAGTTACTTGACCTTGTTTATTAAGTGTTAAAACAGGTATAACTGATCCTGAGCCTATAGAAGCTGTATCTCCTACTCCATCTCTTGGATCACCGTTTTCATCTAAGAATAAACCTCCATTTTGACTAGCTATACCAGTATTATCTAAACTAATTGTTTGAACATGGTCTCCTGCCGCTGTATTTACAGATCCAGATAAACCAGTTCCAGCAGTTATATTAACTCTTGAAATATCTCCTGAGCCTTGTCCAAAACCTTGTTCATCGATGTAATGTTTAATTGCTGCAGCTGTTAATAATGATGTATCGTTGTCACCAAAACCTGTAATTCCACCTCCTGCTGAAATCTCTGCTTCGGTTTGTATTGCATTACCAGCTAATTGATTAAATGCAATTGATCCTGATAGTGAAGCAGCGGGATAGTTTATTGCATCTTGTAGATCAAATGCTGGAGTAGCATCTGTACCACCTAAAGAAACGTTTACTCCGCCTAAAGATATTTGTTCTGAAGAAAGAGATATTGCTACATTATTATCAGAAACTGTTGTAACTACAGATCCAGACCCTGCAAATGTTAAAGTTTCGCCATTATTAAAAACATCTGTATTCGCTTGATTTTGATTGTCTGATATTGTAAATGATGTTGAAATTGCTGCAGTTGAAGTAGCAGTTACCTGGCCTTGTTTGTTAAGTGTTAACACTGGAACTAGAGTTGCAGAACCTATTGATGCTGTATCGCCTACTCCATCTCTTGGATTACCGTCACCATCTAAGAACAAACCTCCATTTTGACTAGCTATATCTGTATCGTCTAAGTCTATAGTTATAGTGTCGTTACTAACCGTAGTTGTAATACCAGTATCACCTGCAAATGTTAACGTTCCTCCATTTTCAAATGTATCGTTAGCACCTGCATCAGCAGACAGTGTAAATGATGTTGAAATTGCTGCAGTTGATGTTGCTGTTACTTGACCTTGTTTATTTAGTGTTAAAACTGGAACTAGAGTTGCAGAGCCTATTGATGCTGTGTCGCCTATTCCGTCTCTTGGATTACCATCTCCATCTAAAAATAACCCGCCATTTTGACTAGCTATGCCTGTATCATCTAAGCTTAAAGTTAGAGTTTGATTTGCACCTGTAGATGTTAAGCCTGTGCCACCTGCTATTGTCAGTACTTGGCTATCTAAATCAACAGCAAGAGCTCCACCTGCGTCTCCTTGAAAATCTAAATCTTGAGAAGTTAATTGTGAGTCAACATAATCTTTTACAGCAGCTGAAGTTGGTAGTGTTGTGTCATTGTCGTTATTAGATATACCTTCACCTTCTAACACAATAGCTGTTGCATCAAAGCTTGCAACTGTTAAGTCAGATGGAGCAGCAACATCTCGTAATTCATCGTTGAGTTTTTGAATTGCTGCGACAAGTGAATCACCTGCAGCAATTATCGTATTATTAGGAAGTGCGTCTCCGTTAGGTAAAGTAAAGTCAGGTTTAGTTGAATCCGCATTAAATCCAAGTCGATCAGTTAGAAATGTACCGTCAAGTGCAATTACTAGCTGATTATTTACAGTTGCTATGTTTTTTATACCAGCGTCATTTACTAATAAGCTGCTTCCATTAGAATTTTGTAAACTAGTCGCTTTTATAGTGACTGCATTTACTTCTTCCCATCTTGTTCCTGATATACCAATTTTTCCTTGGCTATCTGCTCTTGGTACTAAATTTCTCGTAGTCATATGATTATAATCCTAACTTAATTATTTTATTTCTTATATAACTATTTATTACGTTATTAAATTACAAAAAATACCTTAAATAATATTTACATTGATTATTTAGGCCTAATACATTCTTCTCCTGAAGCTTCATCGGTATATATTTCAAAAAACTCATCTGTAATATCACTTGAATTTCTTGTAGAAGGTGTATAAGCATTCATTGAACTCAATTCTTCAAGTATATCATGTAAAGTAATATCAGGATTTGCAAAATTCATTGAACCTGCGCTTAAGTTGATTGCAAACATTCCTGTGTCTAAAGTTCCATCAATAATACCATGAGGATAAAGATCTGCGTCACCGTTGTCATTTGTAGTTGAAGCTTCTGCCCATAATGAAGCAGTTGTTGCTTGAAAAACAGTGTCTGTATCATCAGCAGGTACCCATTTATAAACAGGATTGTTAACATCAGAATTATCAACCAGCGTCCATTTTAAAACTTGTCCTGCTGTTGGTGAATAATCTTCTCCAGCTGGATCTTCTCCTGAATGATCTGTTGTATCTACGTCTGATAGGCTGTTAATTGATGTAGAAAAACTTCCTTCACTTGTAGTATTATCATCAAAAGTAGTAGTTACTACATTGTTAGTAATTGAAACGTCAGTAATAACAGGAGCATTATCTCCTGCAGGACCCTGAACACCTTGAGGACCCTGAATACCTTGCTCGCCCTGAGGTCCTTGTTCGCCCTGAGGACCCTGAATACCTTGCACACCTTGAATACCTTGAGGACCCTGTATTGATCCTCCGTCGACCCAATCTTGACCTTCATAAATAAACAAAGAATCATCTACAGTTGATATTACAGCGTCTCCATTTTGTGGTGTAAAAGTTACATCATTAGTTAAAGTAACATCACCGCTACCTGATGGGTCTTGTGATACTTGGCCTTTAAAAGTTATTCCAGTTCCAGCTTCACCCTGTTCACCTTGAGGACCTTGAATACCTTGAACACCTTGAATACCTTGCTCGCCTTGAGGTCCTTGAATACCTTGCGGTCCCTGTTCACCTTGCGGTCCTGTTAAATCTATTGTTGTGAAACTAGTATTGTCTGAAAAATTTAAAGTAAAGGTACCGTCATTATTTTCAACTGTCGAAGATATTCCAACGCCAGCTTCTCCTGCAGGTCCTTGAGGACCTTGAGCACCATCAGCTCCTGCGGGTCCTTGAATACCTTGAATACCTTGTGGTCCCTGTTCACCTTGAGGACCTTGAGCACCATCAGCTCCTGCGGGTCCTTGGATACCTTGAGGACCCTGTTCACCTTGTGGTCCTGTTAAATCTATTGTTGTGAAACTAGTATTATCTGAAAAATTTAAAGTAAAAGTTCCGTCATTGTTTTCAACTGTCGAAGATATTCCAACACCAGCTTCTCCTTGAGGACCTTGAGCACCATCAGCTCCAGCAGGTCCTTGCTCACCTTGAGGTCCTTGAGCTCCATCAGCTCCAGCAGGTCCAGCAGGTCCTTGGATACCTTGCTCTCCTTGCTCTCCTTGCGGTCCTTGAGGACCTTGAGCACCGTCAGCTCCTGCAGGTCCTTGAGGTCCTTGCGCGCCTTGAGCACCAGTATCTCCTTTAATAGATCCTCCAGATATCCAAGTTGTTCCATTATAAGAGTATAAAACGTTTTCTAGATTATTGTCAGACTCGTCAGTGCTTACGATATAAGTCCAGCCTTTTTCAGGATTTGCAACGTTTAATAAAAGTGTTTTTGAAGCTATATCACCTTTAAATTCAAAGTCTGCACCGTCTGCTCCAGCTTCACCTCCGCCTCCGCCTCCTCCTTCTGTAAACCTTTCTGAAGCCATATTACCGATATAAATAAATGCTTCGACGTGACTTGGGTTTTCATTGGCATTATCAGGAGGAACTTCTTGAAAAAGTATACCGTTAAAATAATCTAAATACCAAGATCTATTATCTAAAAGAGGTATTCTTGTACCGTTACCTTTAGTACCATCGCCACCATAATAAACTTTTGCTTCATAAGTGTCAGAAAAAGAAGGTGGAACTAATTGAAGTCTTCCAATAGAAGTATTTAAGTCTTGACTATCTAAAAAAGATAAAGTTCCAGACTTTGTATTTGATGAATTACTTTCATAATCTGCAGGTAAACTTAATTTAAAAGCATGATATTTACCTGAGACTAGTGATTCTGGTAGTGCTGTTGCAACGAGTCTAACATATTCAACTGTATCACCAGTAATGTCATACAAATTTGTGTTTGAAGGTGTTGTAGTAATACTATCACCAAATATTGATGATGCGCTTAACGTTAAGCCAGTCGTTTTACTTTCATTAAAAGCTTCCAAAGCATTTGAAGTATGTGCTTTACCGACCAGCTTTTTAAGAGATATGTTTTCTTTTGAAGAAGATGATAATGCCATTTTTTAACTCCAATCTACTGTTATATTGCTTAAGTATCCTGTCCAATTTTCGTCTGCTTCAATTCTCATTACGAAATATTCATTTGGTTGCAGGAATTTTTGTCCAAAAGTTATTGTATTTGTTGTAGAAGATCCTGCAGATATATTTGCGTTTAAGCTTCCATTTAGTGATCCATCGTCATCTGAATAACTGCCTGTCTCAAAGTCTTTAGCAATATTTAAATATCCTGTAGCTTGAGAATCCCCGGTAAGAGGTATTTTAACTGCTATTTTTATATTTGAAGCTGATAGCGTTCCATTAGGATCTACCAAAGTACTTCCATTACCTTCTAAAGAAAGAGAAAAACCAGTTTTTGCGTTCTGTGTATTGTTTTGAAATATTCTATAAAAATATTTTGTACCAGTTTCTCCAGAGTAATTAGGATTATCTGCGGGCGCATAAATTGATCCACCACTGTTTATATCTCTAAAATCTCCATCAGGATATATTAATTTGCTATCATAAATCATTAAACCATTAACTAAATCATTTTCTGAGTTCCAAGAAGCTCCAGACGCAGCAGCCTGAGAATTGTAATCAACATTATCTGGTAATCTTCTAGTCTCGTTTGAGAAGTCTTCTTCAACTAAACTTTGATTTGATGTTGAAACACTATATTGCAAGAATTTTTCTGATGTTATAACTTCATTTACTCCCGATGTAGTTTCACCATTTGCAGCTGTCAAAGGATGTTTTACTCTTGCATTGATTGTAATATCATTCATGTTATCATAAGGCTGTTGCGATGATAAATCCGGTATTGACTTTGTATAGTTCACTTCAATAATTGAATTTATAATCAATACTTCTGATTCATCTCCAGCTGCTGTAATTTCTGGTAAAGATACTGAGCTTGAACTTGTTGGATTTTGTATTGTATGAGATCCATTATTTGAAATTTGATTATTGTATGTACCTGTTAAAAGAATAGACTTTATTTTAGATCTATTATTTGGATCAAAAACTGTAACTGCATTACTTTCACTGCTATAAATGTTCTTATATACATTCTCAACGCTTATTTCATAAGGAACATTTGTAACCGACTTATAATATGTTATACCAGATAAGCTGTTTGTCTCTGTTGACGATATTTGTGTTGAGTCAATAGAATAAGTGGCTGCACCATTGTTTGTAAAATCTGGTACATCTGTATTATTATCGTTAATCCACTCAATTAAGTTAGATTCGTGTGATGTATCACCAATTGTATGAATAACTTTAGCAAAGTTATACCCAAGTCTTTGGTCTAAAATATCAACATAAAACTTAGAAGTTCTAAATAGCTTATTATAGTCAGGTCTATTATTTGCATCTCTTCCAGGTTTTGGAGCTGTTAAGTTTTTAAATCCACTTCCATTATTATTTAACTGATCGCCTGACAAGTAAGGCAATGTTGCTAAATTAATTGAATGCTTTTCTACACCATTTACGTACAAAGACAATGTACCAAGTTCAGCATTGTCTCCACCGAAAGCGTACTGGTCATAACTATTACCATTTGCCGCTGTTAAATTGTTAATAAATCCAGATATATCTTGATTATTGTTAAAAATTCCAGATTTATTACCACTTAAATCAAAAGTCGAATTAATATCTGATGTGTAATCATCAAATTCTGGTACTGGATTAGTTGTTCCAAACGACAACTTTCCAGAAACACCTTGCTGTTCTGAATCAATATTGGTAACATTTGGTGACGAAGTAACATTCCCTAAAACGTTTGTAAAATTAGCTGTTATAGAATCTAAATAACCAGCCCAGTTTCCTGCAGCTTTAACTCTTGCCAAGACATATTCGCCATTTAAGACTTCGTCTCTTCCAAAAGTAGCAAATAAATTATTTAAATTACCACTTATTGATAAGTTTGTATTGATTTCGCTATCTCCACAAGTTGTTCTGGAGTCATTTAAATAATCTTCTAAACTAAAGTTAGAAGCTAAACTCATCCACTCAGTTTCAGCAAATCCATCTTTTGAGGGTAGTTTAATTTCAACATCAATTTGAGATGAAGTAGGCGTGTCAGTATCTGTTATTGTTGAATTGCTTCCGTTAAAAGATAATAACATTTCACTAATAGTACTACCTGAATTATTTTTAAATTTACGTATATAATATCTATTTGAATTATCAATGCCACTATAATCTGGATTGTTATATGAAGAGCTTAAAGAACTAAAGTCACCGCTGTTAGGTAAACTATTGTTTTTAGGAGAATACAATCTTGAGTTATAAACTGCTAATCCTTCATTATGATTTACGTCATTACCCACAATGCTTAATTCAGAGTCCCAAGCATATGTATTGTTTATATCATTTAAGTCTGTTTGTGTATAAGCATTTGTTAAATATTGTCTATAGTTTTCATCATTAAATGATTCAGACGTTATTGTACTGTCTGCTGCAACATTGTCTAAAAGTATTCCTTCAACTGTTTGATTAGTTGAAGCTGTTGTAACATTAGCCTTTATTGGGTGAGGCAAACTAAATCCTGTAGTTAAAGATTGATTTAAAAGTCTATTGTTTATGGGTAAAAGATTTGACGTTTGAGACAGACTAATTTGTTTAGTATGATCTTCACCAGAACCTGTATTGATTTCAGGAACTGCAATATTGTTAAAGTTTGCTATGGCGTCCGGGGATTCAACAAAAGTCATATTGTCATTTTTGTAAACATATTTATAGAAATTATCAATATTTGCTGAGTATGTTGCAGTACCACTTGTATGATATTGAATACCGGAAAGATATTTGCTTCCGGCCATTGCAAGTGTTAAAGACTTATTTGTAACAGAAATAGCTTCATTGTTGCTATCATTAACCCACTCAGCATATCCTGTAGTTTTTGTATTTTGCCCTACAACATGCTTTACTTGAGCAATATTCCAACCGTTTCTTTGACTTGATGAATGAACTTTCCATTCTCCTTGTCTATGTTTAAAAGTTGGAAATTCTGAACTTGAAGAAAACTTACCGCTAATTGCTGCTGTTAAATTAATAAATCCGCTACCATCTACATTAACATAATCACCAGCACCGTTAGCAGGATCTGTCAAATCTAATTCGTGAATTTTTTCACCATTTAACCATAGCTGCAAAGTACCTTGGTCACCTTCACTAAAGCTATTATCAGCAAAGTTTACAACATTATTAGTATATGTGTCATTAACTGCATTTTCATTTAAAGTTCCTGTTATTGAAGTATTTCCAGTATATACACCTAATCTATAATTTCCATTTTCTGATTCAATTGTAAATATTTCATTAACATCTGTAGCCTCAAAGCCCGTAGTATTTTCTACTGAAAAATACGGGTTTCCATCTAAAGATTGATCGCTAGATGCACCAAAAGATAATTTAATATTTTGCAACAAACTGTTTGCAGTATCTACGTCAAATTGCTCTAAGTCTGGTGCAGGTGCAGGAGCTAATGCTTTTAAGACTTCGTTAAATCTATCAATTGCAGTTCCTATTCTAGTAGTTGAAGTAAAGTCAACAAACAAACCGTCTGTATAGTCTGCATCTTCTGCATTTCCAATAATTCCTACTAATGTAGCCTCGTTATTTCCTGAATTTGTTACTGTTGCTAATTGCTGAACATCTAAAGTAGTAGTTTCTGCAACTGAAGTTGTGTTATCTGTGACACTTAAGCTTCCACCGCCACCACCTCCGTTGCCTCCATCATCAGCTACTACAAATTTAGCACCTCCTGGCGCATCTGAATCCCATTTTAAAATTTTACCGTCAGCAATGTTTGTTAAGTCGACATCACTTAAATCACCGATAGAAGCGCTAAATGTTCCTTCATCATTAGTGTTATCACTAAAAGTTGTTGTTACAACTGTTCCTGAAATTGAAACGTCTGTAATTGACGGCGCATCAGCGCCTGCAGGTCCTTGAATACCCTGAATACCTTGCTCACCTTGCGGGCCTTGAGCTCCAGCTTCTCCAGCAGGACCTTGAATACCTTGAGGACCTTGAGAACCTTGAGGGCCTTGTAAGCCTTGCTCACCCTGGGGTCCTTCTGGTCCTTGAGGACCTTGAGCACCTGCAGGTCCAGCTTCTCCTTGTAAGCCTTGAGCACCCTGTGGTCCTTGAGCACCCTGTGGTCCTTGGATTGATCCACCACTTACAAAAGAAGTTCCATCGTGTATATGTAAAGAGTCGTCTGATTGAACAATATACGCATCGCCTTGACTTGCATTATCAGGCAAGTCATCAACTGTAGGAACATTACCTTGAAAAGTTATTCCTGTACCAGCTGAACCTTGAATACCTTGTGGACCTTCTGGACCTTGCGGGCCCTGGATACCTTGCGGACCTTGTGGGCCTTGCTCGCCTTGAATACCTACTTCACCTTGAGGACCCTGTTCACCTTGCTCGCCTTGAATACCTTGTGGACCCTGAATACCTTGCTCGCCTTGTGGGCCTTGAGCGCCATCAGCACCAGCAGGACCTTGAAGGCCTTGAATACCTTGCTCGCCTTGTGGGCCTTGAGCACCGTCATCTCCTTTTGGTCCAGCAGGTCCTTGTTCACCCTGGGCACCTGCAGGTCCCGCAGGTCCCTGTTCGCCTTGAGGGCCTTGGATACCTTGTTCACCTTGTGCACCGTCTGCTCCTGCAGGTCCTTGAAGGCCTTGAGGTCCCTGTTCGCCTTGAGGACCTTGAACGCCAGCGTCGCCTTGTGGTCCAGCTGGCCCTTGAGGACCTTGAAGGCCTTGTTCACCTTGTGGTCCTTGTGGTCCTATTTCTCCTTGTGGTCCTTGTTCACCTTGAGCTCCAGCAGGTCCTTGCTCGCCCTGGGCACCTGCAGGTCCTATTTCGCCTTGCGGACCTTGTTCACCTTGCGGACCTTGCGCGCCTACAGGTCCTTGTTCACCTTGAGGACCTTGAGCTCCATCAGCTCCATCCGCACCAGCTGGCCCTTGCTCTCCTTGCGGTCCTTGTGGACCAACTTCACCTTGAGGTCCTTGTGGACCAGCTTCAGGATCAACATAAACAAACTTTTCAGGATCATTTTCAGTTGCTGCTACGTATTGTAATATTTTTCCTTCTTCTTTGTTTGTATGATCAATACCTGTAAAGTTTTCGTCAAATATGTTTGAACCTTTAGCAGCTATCGCGTCATCTAGATTTTCTAACGCTGTTTTAATAACTGTTACGCCATTTAAATAGTTTGTTCCTGCAAAAGCAGCAAGAACACCATCTTCGTCAGTGCCTACAGAAGATTTTAAATTAATTAGCTGTGAAATGTCTCCATCGCCTGTTAAATTTGAAATAACATCTGAATTCGCCTTAATTCTACCATCTAATATAAGACTTGCATTATGCAAAGAAGTTGATGCATTTAAATAATTTGAAGTATTAGGTTGAATATATTCGCCACTATTATTTAAACCTGCTCCTGTTTGAGTTGCATCAATTTCATTTTGTAACAACGTAATATTGTTTTCTGCTGTGTCTAAATCATTCTGTGTTGATTTAATTTGAGTATCTAAAAGATTAATACTGTGAAAAACTGAAGTTGCTGTTGAAATATAGTTTGACTGTTCGTTTGCAACGTAATTTCCGTTTACATCTAATCCAATTTGATCTTCGTGTTTGTCTAATAAAGTGAATATAGAAGTAATATCTGCATCATTAGAATTTATTTGATTTTGTAAATTCGTATCAGCTGCAGCTCTAGCTGTTGCTTCAGCTGTAATATTAGTTTGAAGAGTATTATCAGCATTAGTTCTTGCAGTTGCTTCAGCATCAATGTTAGCCTGAAGTGTCGTATCAGCTGTCTGTAGATTTGTAATGTCTGTATCATTAGAACTAATTTGATTTTGTAAATTAGTATCAGCTGTAATTCTTGCAGTCTCTTCATCATCAATATTGTCTTGGAGAGTAGAATCTGCTATTTGTAGATTTGAAATGTCTACGTCGTTAGAATTAATCTGATTTTGTAAATTTGTATCTGCATTAGCTCTTGTAGTTGCTTCAGCATCAATGTTAGCTTGTAAAGTAGTATCAGCTGTTTGCAGATTTGCAATGTCTGTATCATTAGAACTAATTTGATTTTGTAAATTCGTATCTGCTGATGCTCTTGCAGTTGCTTCAGCATCAATATTAGTTTGAAGTGTATTGTCTGCATTAGTTCTTGCTGTTATTTCAGCATCAATGTTAGCTTGCAAAGTAGTATCAGCATTAGTTCTAGCTGTAATTTCATTAGATAAATTATTAGAGTTTGTCGTTATATTGTCTGTGTTTGTACTAATTAAGTCTGCATTTGATTTTATTTGAGCATCAAGTTTATCGTCTGCATCCTTTAGAGACGTTGCTTCTGTTATATAATTTGAACTACCATTTGCAATATAACTTCCATTGTTTTCTAAACCTGCACCTGTTTCAATAGCATCGACTTCTGTTTGAAGTGAAGTTATTGATGTTTCGGTTGCTGATACTCGGGTTGTTAATACTGATAAATCAGCTTGACTAGCTTTTAATGCAATATTTGTTTGGTTGTTTGATATGTTTGTTGTATTTGTACTAATTAAATCATATAAAATACCATCTGCTTCTCCAGAAGTTGTAGGAGCAGGATCAGGAAATTGCTCAGGTGCAACATAAGATATACTATCAAAGTTTACTAAACTACCATCAGACTTTCTAAGAACGCTTACCCAAAGTGTACCTTGTATGTTTACATCTCCAGCAAATGTTGTTGCATAATTACCAGCTGAAGTTGGAAGTAAATTTGCTTGACTACCTAGCGCATTAGGTACGCCGTAAACATAAAGAAATGGATTAGATGAAAATCTTGAACTATCTGCGTCTGTTAAAATAGTATTTAATGCTGCTTTAAATACTCCATCACCTAGATATTCTTGAGAAGGTGCTATTACTAGCTTAGGCTCGTAATTAGCATTAGCAGCATTAGTATTACTTATTATTGCACTTGTCTTTATTTGATTATGTATAAAGTCTGCTGACATACATACTCCCTTTTAAAATCTTTAATAATAATTATTATTGATTTACGTATAAAGCATCAATAATAACAATTTAATTTTTAATTATCATTCCAGATACATATCAGACTTCTATAATAATTAAAAATCTTTGAAATCAAGCGGGTTAGTTCCAGCAGCAATTTCATCTCCGTCGCTTACACCATCACCATCTGTATCAGCATCTTTTGGATCTGTTAAATGCGTGTTAATCTCAGCTCCGTCACTTAAACCATCACCATCTGTGTCTGGGTTTAAAGGATCAGTTCCTATATTAAGTTCTTGATTATCATTAAGTCCATCGCTATCTGAGTCTGGATTTAAAGGATCTGTGCCTTCAGCAATTTCATCTACATCACTTAACCCATCTCCATCATCATCAGGATCAGCATTATTACCTATTCCGTCGCCATCTGTATCAACTGATTCGGTTGGATCTAAAGGGAACGCATCTGTTGCATCATCAACTCCATCACCATCTGTGTCTGGGTCTAAAGGATCAGTTCCCGTTATAACCACTTCATAAAAATCGCTTATTCCATCTCCATCATCGTCAGTATCAGTATTGTTACCTATTCCATCTCCATCTGTATCAACTGATTCGGTTGGATCTAATGGGAATGCATCTTCAGCATCATTAACTCCATCACCATCTGAGTCTGGGTCTAAAGGATCTGTGCCTTCAGCAATTTCATCTACATCACTTACACCATCACCATCATCGTCAGTATCAGTATTGTTACCTATTCCGTCGCCATCTGTATCGACAGATTCAGTTGGGTCTAGAGGAAATGCATCATTGACGTCCAGTACTCCATCGCCATCATCATCAGTATCAGCATTATTACCTATTCCGTCGCCATCTGTATCAACTGATTCGGTTGGGTCTAATGGGAATGCATCTTCAGCATCTAAAACTCCATCGCCATCATCATCAGTGTCAGCATTGTCACCTGTTCCGTCTCCGTCTGTATCGACAGACTCAGTTGGATCTAATGGGAATGCATCATTGACGTCCAGTACTCCATCACCATCATCATCAGTATCAGCATTATTACCTATTCCGTCGCCATCTGTATCAACTGATTCGGTTGGGTCTAATGGGAATGCATCATTGACGTCCAGTACTCCATCTCCATCATCGTCAGTATCAGCATTATTACCTGTTCCGTCTCCGTCTGTATCAACTGATTCGGTTGGATCTAAAGGGAACGCATCATTGACGTCCAGTACTCCATCTCCATCATCATCAGTGTCAGAATTATCACCTGTTCCGTCTCCATCTGTATCGACAGATTCAGTTGGGTCTAATGGGAATGCATCATTGACGTCTAGCACTCCATCGTTGTCATCGTCAGTATCAGCATTATTACCTATTCCATCTCCATCTGTATCAACTGATTCAGTTGGGTCTAACGGCAATGCATCTTCAGCATCATTAACTCCATCGCCATCTGAGTCTGCGAGTAAAGGATCTGTGCCTTCAGCAATTTCATCTACATCACTTACACCATCATTATCATCATCTTTGTCAGCATTGTCACCTGTTCCGTCTCCGTCTGTATCAACTGATTCGGTTGGGTCTAGAGGGAATGTATCTGTTACATCATCAACACCATCTCCATCATCGTCAGTGTCAGTATTATTACCTATTCCGTCGCCGTCTGTATCAACTGATTCAGTTGGGTCTAAAGGGAATGCATCATTGACGTCTAGTACTCCATCGTTGTCATCATCAGTATCTATAACGTCTGGTATTCTATCATTGTCATAGTCTATTGAAACGTCTATTTTTAGTTGTTGTGAATATAGAATCGCAACGTAATGATATACAACTCTAATAGGTGTATTATTAAAAATAATAAAGTATTTTTTATTAACAGTTAAAATATCAGGAGAAGAATTCATATTAGAAGATACATTTAAAGTTGGAGTATTTTTAAAGTATCCCCAAGGAAATTCTACTTTTGTTTTTTCTTGAGGTTCTAAAGTTACTTTTGAAGCATAGCTTTTATAAGACATTTTTTGATTTCCTAGTTCTTAACTTTGATCTGCAAAAATTTGTAAGTGTAACTTTAAAGTTTCTCCAGATTGTAAATAAACTGAAGAGTTTATTACAACGCTTGTTGTGTTTATTGATTCAATATACGCATTAGAACTTTTATTTTCTACAGTAACTATGCAAACCGGTGCTTGTGAATAAGAATTCTGGAAAATGTATGTAAATGGTAATTGATTGACATTACTTATAGTTATTATTGCATTTTCAATATAAGCTTGATCTAATGTCGCGTATCTAGGTCTTCTTCTTCTAAGAGGATAAGATTTCCTCATTCTATTTAAATCGTAAACTTTAGTAGACATTTATAACTCCTATAATTTACTTGCAGCAATATTAGCAAGTTCTGATCTGTAGCCTTTTGTAAAGCTAATATGACCTGTAAGACTTTCTTCTTTTAGCTTTTCTATAACAATAGTCAAACCGTTGGAATACTTATTTACATATGCTAAATCAACTTGTTCTATATCACCTAGCAATATTATTTTAGAATTTTTTCCAGTTCTAGTAATGACTGTTTTAAGTTCATGAACAGTTGCATTTTGTGCCTCATCAACAATAATAATAGAGTCATTAAAACTTCTACCTCTTATATAAGACAAAGGTGCTATATCAATAATTCCTTTTTCCATCATCATGTCAAAATAAGTTAGATCTCCAAACTGATTTCTAAAATTATCAACAATTGGAGCTAACCAAGGTGCCATTTTTTCATTAAGAGAGCCAGGAAGAAAACCAATATCCTTACCAACAGTCTGTATAGGTCTTGTAAATATTATTCTTTTTACTTTTTCTTTTTCAATATATTTTAAAGCAGTCATTAAAGTTAAATATGTTTTACCACTACCAGGAATACCTGTTAAAGTTGTTAAAGAAATATTTTCATCTAGTAATAAGTTAAGAGCAAATATTTGTTCTTTGTTTTTAGGTTCAATACCTAATTTGTTTTTTATTTCATTTTTTGACAAAACTAACTCAAGTGAATTAAATTTCTTTATACAAAGTGCTGATTTGGATTCTTCAGTATTAGACTTAAGGATTACACATTGATTCTCGTTTAACATTTCTTTTAAATTTAATTTACCTAATGATATATGTTTATTTGCATAAACTGCTTCAATTAGATGTGATTCTGTGTATATTTCGTGAAGACCTGAATATAGATTATCTGTTTGTATAAATTCATAATCGGCATAGTAGTCATTTGCTTTTAATCCAATAGCATCACATTTTACTCTAAGATTTATATCTTTTGTTATTAAAATAACTTTTTGATTAGTAACGTTATCATTAACAAAGTTACATGTAGCAATAATAACATTGTCATTGTCTTTTTGATCTAAATTTTCTAATCCTTCCCAATTCGTATTAGATTCTACTCTAATTTTCATAGAAAGATCTTCTAATAAAACGCCATCATAAAGATTGTTATTTTTTCTAATATCGTCTAAAAATCTATTAATATATCTTGCATTTTCTCCTAAAATTCCTTCTCTAGACTTAAATTTATCTATTTCTTCTAATACAATTAAAGGAATTACTATGTCGTTGCCATGAAGCTTTGCAATACAATCTTTATCGTATAATAAAACGCTTGTGTCAACAACAAATAATTTGTTTAAATTTTCATTCATTCTTATAAAGCCTTTCAAGACATATTATAATGTTTATAATTTATAAATATGAAATTTTATAGAAAGGTTTATTAAATTATGAATGAAAATATATCAAATGTAGCATGCTTTGAGGCACATAATAAAAAAAATAAATGTTGCAATATTAGTAAGTGTAGATATTGGCACGATTTAAAGTCATCAAATAATTGTATTATTAATAAAGTAAATAATAATGATATTAATGATAATGAAATGACACTTCAGGAAATAGGTGATTTATTTAATATTACTAGAATGAGAGTATGTCAAATAGAAAAGTCAACATTAAATAAAATGAAAAAGTCTATTGAAAAATCACTTGCCTAAAGTAAACTTAATAAAGTCTCCTGCATGAGACTTAATATGACGTAAAGACTTTCTAATTCTTACACCTGCAGCTTTATTACCTTTAGCTGATTTAAGAACATCGGCTTCCAAAGATGCTACTGCAGTTTTTAAATAATCGTAATAGTCATGAATTGTTTCTAAAGTTAATTCTTCTTCTGTTGTTACTTCTAGTTCTTCTGACATAGTATTCTCTCTTTCTTTATAAGCTAAATTTTGGTTTTGTTTCTTTAATTGATGAATTTATAGCTTCAACAATTTTAAGCATTTTTTCTCTATCTTCTAGTTCAAGTGATAAAAGTTCAATAATTTTATAGATTTCGTCTTGACTAACACCGAAGTCAATTATTTCTTTAACAATGTTTCTAGTTTTTTCAAGTGAAAGAACATCACTTGGATTGTTTGGATCTAACATTACAAGTACCTTTGAACAAGTTCATTTTTTATTTTATATCTACCATTTTTAATATGTAAAACTTTTAAGCTAACATTATCATCAATTTCAGACTTTTCTAAAATAATGCTTCCTTCTTTTTCATTTTCAAACAAGTAATCAATATATTCCCATTCTGGTGTGTCTATTAAATTTACTTCTAAAATATTAGTAAGGTCTGAAAAACCTTGGCTTTCTAAATTAAACTTAACATCATCTTTTGTTGTTACAAGACTTTTCAATCCTTCGTTTCCCCATTTGATTTCACTTTTGTTGATTTCATAAACTCTATGTAAAATATCACAATTATTACATAAAACATACTTTTCTTTAATTTGATCATCTTCCAACAAAGAAAAAACTACAAATTTATGATAAACACTTTTTGATCGATTTTCATAAATCTTAAGCGTACATTGACATTCTATTAAGTGTTTAATATAATCCATTTTTTTCCTTAAGACACATTTTTATCTCCAACTTTTATTGTATATCCAATATTAAAAGTAGTTTCTATAAATTTATTTGATAATTTAATGCATTTATTATATGCCTTAGAAGAATAAAGTTTATTGTTAATTTGAAATAAACCATTTTTTGCTATATTATTATACATTTTAATCATAGCTTTATAGTCATTTAAGTACTTAACTTTGTTTTGAGGAATTTTTATATAAACATTATTTGGAGAGCACCTATTTTTTCTCTTGTACAAATATTTTAAAACTTCAGCATCATTAGTTTTTTTAATTTGATCGTTTATTTCACTTATTAGAATATTTGAATTACTTAGTATTTGTATTTTATTTGAAAAAAGTTTTAGTTTTCTAAAATCAGAGTTTTCTGATATGGCTTTGTGTAAATTGTCGCCTGATTCTATATTATGAGTTTTTATCTCTAGAACTTTTGAAAGATCTTCTAACGCAAAAGGGTCAGTATTGTCAAACTTACATATATAAGGATATAAAAATATATTACTTTTTAATAGAATTTGTTTAAGAGATCGTATTGCATTGTCTGAAATTCCTCTACATACTAATAAGATAGGGCATTTATTGTTTGATTTAGACTTTTCTATTAATGAAAAAATCTCTGATTCTCTTTCTATATAACCATCATACAAGCATGTTAAATAGTTTTTAGTTGAAGAATCTTGACTTTTAAAAAAAACCTGATCGAAGTCTTCATGTATTTTAATACTGAAATTGGGAAACTTTACTTTTTCAACTGTAAATTGAGAATTTTTTGTTACTTCACAATTTAAAATTGCATCTGGACCGCTAAAGTCAAGTATATTAATAAAATCATTAACTATTTTTTTGTTTAATCGTTGATTAAAATATTTAACTAAGTTGCTTTTACTTTTTTTAGCAATATTAATATTTTTACTTTTTTTATCAAAAAAATTATCGACTATTAACTGACTTAATAAAAATGCGCTACCTGGGTGGGTATTTTCTGCATTTATAAAATAGTTTAAAACAATTTCTCTATAAGGTGAAGTTAAAAAATCTTTATGTAAAAGAAAATGTGTTATAAATAAATTTTCGTTATAAAATACATCATTATACGCAATCAGTCTATGTTTTTTGTTTTTAAATTCAATATTAAATTTATTTAAACTATTTATAAACTTAAAAATATTACTATTCAAAATAATATACCTTTTTGGTGTATTATATTAAAATTTTATGATTGTTTAACTATATCATGCGCTTCTTTTAAAGCAGGAATTAAAAATCCATAAAGTAATTTTGAATCTAAAATATCTTTATATGTTAAAAACATAAATTTTTCATGCTCATAAATAGGTAATTTAGGATTCATTTTAATTCTAATATTAGAAATATCGCTTAAATATCCTAAAAACATGTGCAAACCTTCTCCACACTTAAAAGCTTTATCTTCATGTTCTGAATGGAAATGAGTAAAATTTTTATATTTTAAGTTAGCTTCTTCATTTGACTCTCTTAAAGCACAATCAAAAGCATATTCATCAGGATCAATACAACCCTTAGGAAAGTCATATCTACCTTTTTTATCTACTAAAATTAAATATAAATAGTCTTTAGGTAAATCAGTATATTTTAATTGTGTGTTATCTAATACAGGAATAATCCCAGCACCTGTTACTTTTGGCATATTAATACTCATGATAGTTATCAAAAAAATCTTCTGGAAAATAATCTTTAGCTCTACTTTTAATTATGTTCCAATCGCTATCTAGTATATATGTAACTGCTACATCTTTTTCGTTTCTAATGCTTCTGCCTAAGCTTTGTATTATTGTCCTAGAAGTTTGAGTATCGTACCACCATTTCCATTTGTTCATTTTCTTTTTTGTTACTTTGTCACCTAAATACGGATAAGGTATTTTACATAAAATTTGAAACTCTGAAAGTTTGCCTTTCAAATCAACACCTTCAGCCATTGAAGGCGACAATAAAACAGTATTTCCTTTAGAGTTAATATGTTTTTCTAAAGAAGATTCTCTTGTTTCTCCTGTTGCTAAAATTAGTCTTCTGCTTTTTACATTTTGCTTGATATATTTTGCTATTTTGTTACTATGTGTATGTATTATTCCTTTTTGATTTTTATGATTTTCTAATATTGCATTAATCATCTGTATCATGTTTGGCAGTGTTTTATCAATATTCTTAAATGACATACTGCCAGCAGGAGAAAATATAACAGGCTTATTTTTGGAATCAAATGGACTACCTTTTTTGACTATCGAAGTCTTTTCAAATGGTAAACCTAAAGATATACAAAATCCTTCGTGAGAAACTATTGTTGCAGACATAAAAATAATGTAGTCTGCATATTGTAAAATATATTCTTTAGCATAAGATGATATATCAATAGGTTTAAAAATAAATTTTCTATATTTTTCATTAGTGTTTTCAATATCAAAAACCCAGTTATCTTTATCGTATAGCTTTATAAAATCAGTTATTTTTGTCATATGACTTTGTAGCATTTCAACATGCTTAGTAATTTTTTTAAACTCTTCAAGTTTTTGACTATTTATACCTAGTTTTCCAAGCTGTTGCTGTATATTTTCTAATTTGCTTGAAACTTTTTGCAGATATACATTTTTAATCCACTGAAAAACTTTAAACTGTGTGTTAAGATCTGAAGGAATTTTTAATTTTAAAATCTTTTCAGAGAAGTATTCAGAAACTGATATCTCTATGAATCTTGTTAACTCTGACTCTAAATTGTGAGCTTCATCAATTACTAATACTTTTTTATTTGGTAGTTTTTTACTATAATTTTTTTCTGTAAGAAAATAGCTAAAATTTGTTATTCCTAAATTATTTTCAATAAACTGCTTTTTCTTTTCTTTATATTTGCATTTATAACCACAACAATCGTATTTTTTAGGAAGACTTCCTGATTTTAAAGCAGTTTGTATTTCTTTACAAGATGCTTTTTTATCTACGTCACATATGTAATTTGAAGATGAATATAAATTATTTAAGCCTTTTGATTTAAAATCTTTATTATACTGCTCTTGTAATATTTTTTGTGTAGTCAAAAAATAAGTACCTTCTTCATTGTCAGAAGAAAACTCTGACATGTTTGTTAAATATTTTCCAATTGTAAATCCGATTGCAGACTTTCCTACACCTGTTCCACACTCAATTACTGCAAATTTCTTCCCTTCTTTAAAGTCATTAAGTACACTATTTATAACGTCTTCTTGGATTTCTCTAGAATCTTCGTAAGGAAAATATTTAATCCAGTCTTCTTTTGTAATTTTCAAATTAATAGCCTTATTTTATAAACATAATTGTATTTTTAACAAATATATTAAAAAATGTTCTATTTTACACTTAATTTTTTGTAATAGACTTAATTTTAATTTGATTAACAATAACTGATGCATGATCTGGGCTGTCTATTTTTAAAACTTTTTCGTTACCTTTATCATCCTCTACATAAGCAATTTCTTCTTCACCCCATGTATCTACACCTTTTTCAAATTCAACGTCACCGTAAAAATTTGCAACTTTATCTGCAGTTACTGGATTAAAACCGGACTCTCTACCTCTTCCTATCTCTTCTTTTAATATTTTGTTAGTATAATATTTGCTTATGTTTTTAATATTTTTCTTTTTAAAATACCTGTTGTTACAACTATAATAAAACTCTTTTAAAATATTTTCAATATGACATTGTAAATTATCTTCAGTTATTATATGATGATCAAGCATATTACAGAATTTACTATATATAAAATAAGACTCTGATTCATTTAATAATACTTGACATCTATTAACTGTAAATTTAGAAAATGTATTAATATTAATCATTATTCTTTTTCTTTTCTATTATCATCTCTATCAAAAACTTCAACAGCTGCATTGATATATTTATCAAGTGCAGCCTGCCCTAATATATAGCCTATTTGAATTATACCACTAGTTATAACAACTGTTAATAGTAAAGTTAATTCGCTAGGTTGAAGTTTAGATTCTAAATGAGTTAACATATACAAAATTATAACTTTCCAACCTAAGTCTGCTACTAAATACGCTAGAAATTTTTTACTTTTCATAGGAGTTTTGTCAAACATTCTTAATATCTCCATTAATTCTTATTTTTTAAATAATTATTATATACAACCAATTAATGTGATGCTATGAAAAATAAAATTCCAAAACTGTTTTTTGAAAAAAACGAAGAAATAGAATTTATTCCTGAGTCTATAGATTGGGATGATCCTACTGTTTGCGTTTTATGTCGTCAAATAGATTGTATATGCACTATTCAAAAATGTTTATGCAACATATCAGCAAATAAATGCACCTGGCCTAATAATAATTGCCCTTGTTCTAATTGCTTAAAAGTTTTATCTGAATGTAAATGCACTGTAAAAATAAAGAAAGAAGTGTAAAATGTCTGTTTTGTTAGATGAAAATACTGTTGAAGCTCACATTGCAATAGTACTAACAGATATTATCGGCAGTACAAAATTTGTTCAAAAAAACGGTGCAAGAATAGCAGCAAAATGGTTTGGAGCTCATGACAAAGCAGTTATGAACTATATTGCAAGACATAACGGTCAATTAATAGATGCATCTGACGGGCATTTAATGATGTTCGGAACAGTTTCAGACGCAATTGCATTTGCATTTGAATATAAGAAATATCTTCGACAAAAAAAATTTCCTTTTAGAAGCCGTGTAGGAATACACTGGGATAAAATGCTAATTGTAAAATCAGAAGCGCACATGGTTCGTGCAGGTGGTAAAAGAATAAATTTAGAAGGAATTGGAAAAAACATAGCAGCAAGAACAATGTCAATTTGTGGTGCTGAACAAATTTTATTATCTTATTCAGCTTATATGCAGTTTAAAAAATTTGGTCACAGAAATAGATATATTCCTAAAAAAGCTCTATCAGCTCTAGTAGGTTTATATCAATTTAAAGGAGTTTCAGAACCAGAAGCAATATATGCAATTGGGCTAATACAAGAACAATTACAACCACCTCCAGATGGTGAAAAAGCTAAAAGAATAGGTGGCGCTAAAAAAATAAAAACTAGATTGAGAGATAAAAAGATTAAAGAATTGTTTTTCTGGTTTGCTTATAGATTAATATTTGTTGCATTTTGTATGTTTTTATGGGTTTTGATACAAATGTCAAACAGGTTTCATTCTAATAACATCATTTATAACGCAACAGGTTTAGATTTAAACTATTATCTCGGATGGATTATACCTTTTTTCGAAAATATATATGAATTATTAATAAGAATAATAAAGGCTTTTTAACATGACAGACAAAAAAAAAGAAGAACAAAAATCACAAAAACAATTCACACAAACAGAAAAAGCAAAACGTGGTTGGTGGTTTAGCGTTATTTTTATGATTCTTGTTGTAGGATTAATAATGTTTCTTGCATTTATTCCTTTACAACAAGACAATCGTGATATTATCGTAGGTATGATTGGTATGATTACAGGTGCTATATCGTCAATGCTTTCAATTGCAGCAGGTCGAGATCCATCTGAAGTCGAAGAACTAAAAGATAAACTATCAGCTGCGAATGCTGATAGAGCTGCTTTGATTGGTCGTCTTAGAGACTCTCAAATACAAATGCAATTATTAAGAGAACAAATATTCGAATTGCAAAGTGCTGTAATCGACAAACTTTCTTTCTTTCAAGGACAAAGCCCGATTAAAACAAAAGACAGAAATCAAGTTGTTCTTCATGAAGAAGTTGAAGAATGGTTACCTAAAGTTGATAGAAAAAATTAATTACTCCACCAATCATCAAAAGATCCCCATTTTATTCTTTCGTAAATAGAATCTGGTATGCTGCCTGTACAATCATAACTAAACCATTCTCCTTCTAACCTGTATCTTTCTAATCTTTCATGTAATATTTTTTCTTTCCAGCCTTCACCTTTAAACTCAGCTATTAATTTTAGTTTATTTGGATTACCAGTTTGAAGCTGTTTTAATCTTTTTGATGGATTTTTAGATCTACCTATTTTTATCATTCCAGTCACATCTGACTGTATTATATATAAATCGTCATTGTTCATTTTATTTCTCATAGTTATACTTAAATATAAATCAAAAGGTATTGTATGATTATTATAGCAGAAAATAAAAAAAATCATTATATGATTAAAAAATTTTTAGTTGATTTTAACAAATATAAAAATATAAACGAAAACAGAAGTGAAAAATTTCATCCAGTATTTAAAGACAATTTACCTGGAGAAGATAATCCAGCTGGAGAATTTCCAATAGTCACAGACAAAGAAATATTCACAGATAAAGACAATAGACCAGCCACTGAAGCAGAAATAAATTTTGTTGCAAACAAAAATCCAAAATATAAAAGTTATTTACAAAAATTTCTTAATACCTCAAAATTTGTTTTACCTTTTATGGCTGCAGTTTTACTTTATAACTCAACTCACTTAAACTCTCCAGAACAAAAAGTTGCGATCGAGATGATCAAACAAGAAAATCAAGCCGAAAATATTTCTCCACATCAAATAGAAAATGAGCCAAATATAGATAATAATGAAATTACTACAAGCAGCACAAAGTCTTCTCAATCAAATGAAATTCAAACTAAGGAAAAGAAAAAAGCGAGCAAAAATAAAACAAGTCGAGAAGAAATTAAAAAACAAGTTTCTGAAAGAATAAAAGAATTTGAAAGCTACAGACCATACCCATATCAAGATGCTGAAGGCATTTCAATAGGTTACGGTACACAATTCATTAATAAGGGCAAAGTAAACGATTTACAAGATGACTGGAAAGATATAATTTATAAAAAAATAGGTTTGTCTGAAAAAGAAATTAAAGAAAAAGAAAAAAACGAAAAATATAAAGAATCTGTAGACGAAGAACTCGATCAATACATAACAGAATTAGATGAAAGAATAAAAGAACTAAAAAACAAAAAAGATAAAGTTGTCAACCCTTATAAAGATAAAAAACCTAAAAACTGGAAACCTAGATATCACTTTAAAAAAGAATTTCGAAACAAACTTCAAAAATTAATTAATAATTTAGAAAAAAGAAAAGAAGTTGTCAAAAAAAGAGGAGTACTTAAAAAAGATGAAGCAGAAGAATGTTTTAAAATTGATCTTGAAAATAGATTTGATATTTTAGAATCAAATTTTAAAAATCCTTATATAATGGATGCTGAAATTATTAAAGTTTTATTAGACATGTATTACAATATTGGTCCTGCTTTAGAGTCAAAATTTCCTGACTTTATAAAACATATTGAGTCATATCATAAAGAAATGTCTAAAAAATCCCCTAATCTAAAAAAGATTAAAAATATTTTAAAAGAAGCTAATAAAGAAATTTCTCCTAAAGGTGCTCCTGTATATCACAAACAAAATAAAGATAGAGCTGAGTCTAATCAAGAGTTAATTCAGATTGCTATTAATAAATACAAAACAAACGAATCACTCAAGTCAGTATATAAACATCTATTTGTTTAAAGAAAGAATGTTATGAAAAAAATATTATTAATTATTGCTTTGCTTTTACCAAGCTTTGCCTTTAGTCAAGTAAACATTGAATCAATTAGAAATGGCAAAGAATCAAAAAATCCTATTTGGGGTGAAACTAAAGGAGGATTAGAACTACAAAGAGGAAACGTTGAAATAAACGCAATTGATCTCGACTTTTTAATCCACTTTAAAAAAAATAATCATCACGTTTTTCTTCAATCTAAAACATCACAAGGAAAACAAGGAGATACAAAATTTAAAAACTCTTCTTTTTTACATCTAAGATGGACTTGGATGTTTACAAAAATTATTGGAGTTGAACTATTTTCTCAATTACAACATGACGAGTTTAAAGCTTTAGAAATAAGACAATTAAACGGAATTGGTATAAGATCAGAATTGTTTCATTCAAAAACTTTTTCTTTAAGTTTAGGCTCAGGTGCAATGACTGATTTTGAAAGGCTAACTTCTAAAGAAGAAAACAACGTTATAAGAAGCACGTCTTATATTACAGCAATAAAAACTTTTAACAAAAACAAAAAGAATTTAATTCTGTTTACACTTTATTATCAACCTTTGTTTACTAATCCAGAAGATTATAGAATTAATCTAGAAGCTAACGTCCGCACAAGTTTAATATCTTTCTGGAACATTTCTTTAGATAACTCAATAAATTATTTATATGATACTAATCCACCTGATAACATTAAAACAGACGATTTAATTATTAAAACAAATGTTGTTTATGAATGGTAAATTTTTAACTACTCAAATAAGCTTTTGTTAAATTCAACTATTGGACTCCATCGTTTTTTATATTGTTCTGTCTTTTCATTCTTTTTATATTCGACTCCTCCACAACTTTTAAATATTTTTAAAGCTTCACTTGCATATTTATTACCCTTCTCAGATTCTTTTTCCAATTGTTGTGTTAGTTTTTCACTCAGTTTTTTAACATCATCAATTGATTTAGCACCCTTAACAGCATTACTCCAATTGTTTATTTTGTTAGCTACGCTAAGTTTAGGATTACCTGTTTTAAGTTCAATTACTTTTTTAAAAAATTTCGGGTATTTTAATTTTATATTTTTAAGTTTTTCTTTTGAATATTTGCTAAAACTCTTACCATAAATATCCCATACACCTCTCATTTCTCCAGAAACAACTTTATCACCACTCGCTCTTTCTTGATTCATATCAGCAACACCATCAGCTACGTGATCTACAAGTGTATCTATGATTTTCTCCGAATCAGCATCTGAAAGTTTATAATTCGGATCATTTTTTTTTGCTTGTTTTTCCAATTCTTTAACTGCAAGAACATTCCTGACATCATTATTTATATCTTCTATAGTATTGCCTTTATAAATATCGGTACTAGCACCAGGCTTAGAAATACCTGATAATGTTGGATTTTCGCCTACACTTTTTAGTATTAATTCTGTAGTTTTCTCAGGCGACGGTATTGCATTGCCTATTTTAGGTAAAACAGCATTAGTTAATACTGCAACAAGTCCTAAAACTGCTATTGTATTTTTTAAATTTTCTTCTAAAAGCTCTGGATCACTATCATATAATCCTTCATCTAAAACTTTACGCCAGTTTTCAACTAATAACTTCGTTTCGTTTCTATTCATTTTTAGACCTTTTTTAATTTTTAATTATCTTCTATGTGTTTAAATATTTCTTCACAACTGTTTATTTTTTTGATCTCTTCTAAAGAAATATCACCACAACTTCTTATATATCCTAAAGCACCTCTATGAATGCCCAAACAGTCAGTTACAATATCTTTTATTTGCTCACATTCTGTTTTAGGCAACTCTACTTTCTTTTCTGAGCATGATATTGTCGATGCTAAGAAAAACGTAAAACATAACATTACTTTTTTAAACATTGTAAATTCTTTCTCTCGGTTATATTATAAATATCATGAATTATTCAATAACACAAAAAGAACTTACATGCATCAATATTCTCATTAAAGTTTTAGAAGAAGCTATAAATAGAAATTGCTTCACTGATGGAGAAATAAAAAAAATATATAAAACTATAGATCAACTAACTAACAAAAACTAATGCTTGTCTTATTGATATTTTACTTTTTTTAATAAACTCTGATCTAAATGCTTTAAAATCTTATCTAAACTCTTTTGCTGACCTAAACTTTTGTTCATTCCTTCACCGTTTATAATAGATAGAATTGATTTTCCTTTTTGAACTTCTTCTTTTGTTAAAGAAACATAACACATAATACTTCTACTCGTATTTTTATCTACTCCTTTTTGTATCTCTATGTCTCTACTTATAGACTTACTAGAAGCTTCTCTCACTTTATCATTAACGTAGTTATATACACCTTCTTTTATAGCACCGTCTTCTTTTCTTAAATTTCTAACAATAGTTAATAAATTTTTATTTGCTTCTTCTATACGTCCAAACCTTAAATTATTAGTATTTCTTGTCTGCGACACAACAACTTTATGCAAGTCTAAATTTTTTCCATTTTCTTTGATATTTCCTTCTAATCTTTTAATATCGTTTTTATATTTTTCTTGAAATACTTTAAATTCAGTTACTATACTTTCTGATGGTACTGTACTTGCTGCTACAGATGACTTTGCACTTTCTGTTGATTCTTCTCCTTTAGATATAACAGCAGTTACTACTGTAGTCAAAGAGGTTATGATAGCTAAAGCAATCGCTAGCCAAATATTTTTACTACTTGTATTACTTTCTGCCATTGTTTATAATCCTATTTTTTACTTCTAAAATGCCCAATAGCATTTTTACTAACAGGTACATCAATAATTTCATCAAATTCTCCTTCTAACGGTCCTTGATAACTTGAAGTCATTCTGTCATAAGCTGCGTCAGGAATTGTTTTAGACGTTCCTTCTTCTTTATATTTTTTACTTCTTTCTCTAGCAATCGATTTTAAATCTTCTAAGTATGAAACATCATCTTCTTCCCAGTGAAAAACAACGCCTACAGTTTTATATTCTGAAAGATTTAATTGATCTTTTATTCTATTTCTACTAGCTTCATTCATATTAGTCATGTCAATTACAACATCACAACCTGAAGATTTTGCGTTTTTTATCTTTCTTTCATGATTATCTAAAACTTCCAGTTCAGCATTATTTACTTTTTCCCAAGCTTTTGGAACCCATTTTTTCCAAGTTATTTGCTGGTCAATAATTTTTCCAAACTTAGGGTGAACTACATCATTTTTTATATCTTCCTCAGAAGGCGATAAAAACATATCATCATAAGTTAGTCCATATTTCCTAGCAACACTTTCAGTTTCACTATCTAAACTTATTATATAAACATCGTCTAAGTTATTTTCAACCCAATAACTTTTACCTATTGCAGGAGGCCCAATAAGAAAATACAATTTGTTTTCTTTGCCTGCTTCTTCTTTTAAATAAGTTCTCCAACCTTCAACTAATAAATTATATTCTTTACGATTCATCACTTCTTTATCATCTTTTTATTTAATTACTATATATACTTAAACACTATAATCATGATCGTCATAAGATACTGAACTAAGTCCTACATCACTTAGCGCAGATTTAACAGCATGTTGTGGATATCCAAAAGTTTTTAAAACATTTACAAATGATTGCTTAAATGAATTATCTGAAAAATATTTTCTATATATTTTAATAATACTTTGAACATCTTCTATACTATTATTGTATATTTCACTTTCAGCTTTTTCTATTCCTTTTGTATGCGCAACGTCCTCAAATTCAACAATCCAAGAACCATCCGCTTCCATGTAACCAAGCTGCTCAGCTATATAATCACCTTCAAGTTTTTCTTCAAAATTTCTGCCATTTATATCTTTGTATTTCATCACAGCATTCAAAAAGTCAGGATTTGCTTCTAACTTTGCGAGCAAACCCTCATCCAGAAAACCGACTAAAAAATCTATCAGATCGTCATGAGTAACATTATACTCGCCTATTTCATACATAGAATTTGAAGCACTTTCTAAAATCACGCTTCTTATAATTCTTCTTAATCTACTCTCTGTTATTTTCATTTTAAATCCTCATTAATCTTTTCTTTTTATTTATATATTCAATTAAATCTCAAAACAATGTTAAACGTATATAAACGTCGTGACTCAAGAGACGCCCAGCTCGATCAAAAAATAAAAGCAGTCTCAGCCACTTTATAAATATTTATCACTTAATGGACTTTCCGGATCTTCTGATCTACGAATATCATCAGACACACCAGTGTCAGACTCAGAGCCGGCAAGAGCCGTAAAACTAACGCCAAATAAACCAAGTATAGTTTTTCCACCAATAACACTCATTATCTTTAAACCTACTGCTGTTGGAATTAATCCCGGAAGTGCACACATGAAAGTTATAAGTACCATTAACCCTGCTCCAAGAGCCCCAACCCCGCCTAAAATTCCTATGACTTCATTGATTTTTTTGGCTTTAAGATTCCCCTTCGCAGCTCTAATCTCTGCTGCTTGACTTCTTACTTTTTCTTTATCTTCTTCACTTAAACTTTCATATTGAGCGTCAAGATCAATGTTTTTCTTTTCAAGATCTTTTAAATACTCACTCCAATTTTTATATTTAAAAAAAGATTCTTTGATTAATCTTTTTCTTCTAAAATTACTCTCATTCACTGTTAAAATTTCAGGATCAAAACCGTTTTTCTCTAGCGCATCTAAAAAATCACCAAACACACTAGGATCTTCTAAGTCTCCCATACCATCAGATTCTAATATAACTTGACGAATAATACTTCTTAACTTGCTCTCAGTTATTCTCATTTAAAAACCTTTTTTAATAAAATTATATAAATCTATTTATTAAAGATTAATCAATTATCAAAAAGTTTTTCAAAATTTCTCCCGAAAATTTTTTGTCAAAAAGCATAAATTACTTTTGCAAATAAGTGCCGCAAACTTTCATATTACGTCTGTGACTCTAAAGACACCCAGCTCGAGTCAATAATTTTTTAATAACAACACTTATCTTAAATTTGATGTCAAATGACCATCATGTACTAATACACCAGTACAGTCAGTTTTAAAATTATCACTACCTACAATCGCAGGTGTAGACCTTATCGTTTGTTTAAGTTTTTCGGCTTGAGATTCACTAAGCTTTTCAATATATAAATATACAGTAGTACCTTGTAAAGCTATTAAATTCTCTTCTCCATTTCCAAAATCACACATTATAACAGCATGGTCGGTACCTGGCCTGTATACACATTCTTTACCTACTATATTCTTTAACATTTTTAAAGTCTCTGAATCACGCATCCACATATCAACATATGTACTTCGCATACCATATGATTCAGCTAACACACTTCTTATAATTCTTCTTAATCTACTCTCAGTTATTCTCATTTATAAAACCTTTCTTTTAAAAACATTATATAAAACTATTTATTCTAGATTAATCGATTATTAAAAAGTTTTCCAAATTTTCTCCCGAAATTTTTTGCTAAAAAAATCAAAATGCTTCTTTCAAGAAATGCCGCAAACTCTTATATTACGTCTGTGACTCAAGAGACACCCAGCTCGATCAAAAATTTTATTTAAAGACCTTCTGGTCTTACTTTCTCGTATTCAACCCAATTACCCGGTTTATTATATAACTCTATTTATAACTGAAATGGTAAAAGTTTTCGGAAAATTCTCCGGAAGTTTTTTGCGGAAAAACGATGTATTCAGATGTGTGCTTTCCCACATCTTGGTGTGGTCAAGTGTGTACCCTAAAAGTTTTTGAAAAAGTTGCGCGAAGAAAATTCGGGTAGCGGACTTGGCCCAGCCCCCGTGTAACCCTCACTGAGTTTCGGCAGGGGGTTCTGGGAGGGGCCCTTTTAGGGCCCTTGAGAGCCCCGGGGCTTTGGGGCCCTCTGTGTGTAACTCTGAAATATATGAAGTATAATAAAACATAAGGAGGGATAGGAACGGTGGTTCCTAAGGACGATGAGGAAGGGATGGCAACCGACCTCGGGATTCCGACTCCAATCTTTGAAATTCAGGTAACTCAGGTCGACAAGATGGATCCTTTACGCGAGGAACATGATGTGAGACAGGTCGGCTGAAAAGGACGTAATACGTGTAAAACTTAATTCCTTAATCTATAATAGAGATATAAGGAGGAGAACAAATATGGAATATATACCGATGATATTGGCGGCCGGAATGCTTTATGTAGCTTGGCAAATCTTAACTAGTTAAGTGTAACTTTCATTTAATCAGTTTATAATATACTATAAGGAGGAAAAAGATGACTTTGATCTATATGTTATTGTTGTTGTACATCATAACTCATGCTAATAAGAAGTAAATAAACTTAACCCGATTCGTGTAACTTAAAACTATTAATCCTATAATAAAACATAATTCATTCAATCAATAAAAAGGAGTTTCAATATGGAAACAATGATTCAACAGTTATTTCAAGAGTTTATCAATAATGGTGGAGAACCTAAGGTTACTGCGTTTAAGCGTCACCTTGATGGTTTGATTAATAAGGACATTAAGCCTTTGTGTGGTCGTTCTGGTAAGGCTGGAGTTGATGGTGGTTGGCGACAGGAGTTGAAGGCCCGTTTTGGTGGGAGAGGTGCGAAGTGGGTGAAGGTGTCGATTGACAATATTGAGCAAACGCTAGCAGGATATGATAGTTCAGCTGATGCTTATCGTCAGTGGATATACAAGGCTGGTTACGCATGGATTCGATTCTCTGGTCCTCGCGTCGTGAAGGGACAAAATGTCGCGGCGTTTGAGGTGAGAACTGGTGGGTCGACCATTGATCATCCAAAGCAATTGCATTATATACTTGTAAGTGAATTGGACATGACAATTGAGTTTCTTAATTCGACTCCCCACGCGATGAAGCTTGAGGAAACGACGCCTCCTGTTGTGAAGGAAGAGGAAGTAGTTGAGGTGAAGAGTGACGACGTGGTAGAAGTCGAAGAGAACTACGAGGATATGATGGGTGACATTGAGGCTTTGATGGCGCAAGAAGAAATGGACTTCTAAGGTGTTTTGGGTGGTGGAGGCTTCGCGACGTCGTTTGACGAAGTGTAAATATGAATTCCTTAATCTATAATATGGATATAAGGTAAAAACAATAAACAAACAACCTTAAAAGAAAGGATTCTCATTTGAGAAACAATTCAACATTCCTTGTACTTATCGCTTCCTTTTGTCTCTCAGCAGTTGCTTATACAGCAGCGCAGCCTCACGAAGTGCCTGTTGACTATATTGAGTTTGAGGAGATGATAATTCAGCCTGAAGTGGAATATTACGAGTTTGGTGACTACGAGATTCGTGTTGAGCCGATTCGGGTCGTGATGGATGAGATGGTGATTATTGCGCAGGGAAGTGACGACGTGGATGATGGTGATGGTGCGAATCTTGACATGATGAATGCTAATTGGTGTTTAATCCATCCCGACGATGTGATTTGTCAAGATCTTGAAGAAGACGAAGAAGATTATGGATGTTAGGATGTAACGACGTTAACGTGTAAGACGACGAGAGACAAAGTATAATAAAAACATAGGAGGCAATATGAACAATCAATTTACAAATCAACAAGGAGATTCTATGACAATCAAATGTTTAATGGTGACAGGTAGCAACGAGGATCCGCGACGTAACGATGATTGGGGTGCTGCGTATGACCTCGATGTTAGTAAAGAATATACTTTTCAAGAGTTAGTAGAAATTGCCAGTGGTCAACCTCATAGGCATGCATTGTGGGTATATGTTGGAGAAGAGTTTGAGCACAAGACTTCAGGAGCTCAATATTTCTATCCGTGGGATCGGCCTGAGTGTTTAACTCTTGTACGTCCTGCTTGTGTCTTAGTTCAAGACGACGAGTGGTACGATGACTGGCGTCGAGAGATTGCAATGGAGGAAGGCATGTTGCAAGGTGTTGAAGCCTACAACGAGACGATGGGTTACTAATATGTTTTTTATAAATAATCATTCTATCAGCAAACAGGAGTTTAATAATATGGATATTGAAGTTATCATGAATCATCGAGTTAGAGCTGAAGGTATAATCTCCAATGCACTTCGAGATACTGGGATTAATCCTACATCGCCTCTTGTTGAGGAGTTTCTTTCTTTCTACGACTATAATGGTTTGAATGAAACGCTTAACAATGTGTATCGATACGCTAATAAAGTGACGAATCGACTAGAAGATCAACTTCATCTACAATTTCAGTTAGTGTCTCACCGTTAGGACGCTAGGTCTCGTCGTCACTCATCGTGTAACTTTTAAATAAATGAAGTATAATAAACCATAAGGCATCAACAATAACAACCAAACAATTAAGGGAATCATTATGATTAACGTTAATTCAAGAAGACGCGCAAACATTCAAAATAAAAACACCGTTTGGGCTGAACCCAACAAGAAAGGTGGCTTCATCATCTACTTTGGTCGACGAGGAACTGATGTCAAAACAAGAGTTGGTTCTGCGCAATCTAGATCTACTCTGGAATACAACATCCGTAAAGCTAAAGTTAAAAACAATATTAAAGTTGATTAAAGTTTCAGGGTTATAACCCGGTAACCCGTCAGCTTTCCATGTGTAACTTTGATTT